CGACGATCTGAAAGCCAAGCTTCCGAAATACGCCGACCGGCATTTCCAAGAGGTGAAAGATGACCAAGATCTTCGTTCCTGATTACTGGCCCATGTTCTTGGGGCCGATGCTGCGCCGGTTCGACTACACCGCGGTCGACGACAGCATGCCTCCGATCACTGCCGTCTTCGCATATGACAAGGGCAGCGACAGCATGCTCTACATCGATTACGACGCTCACCTGACGTGGAAGGATACTTGGTTCTATCAGTATCGCCCCGGCTTCGGCATCGCCGAATGGCGCGACGACTATCCCGGCGGCAAGAAGGTCGTCATGAATCCGCCCATCGGCTGGGGCGAATACATCGAGATCGGCGGCGATTATATCAATTATCCGAAGATGAGCCCGTTCCAGTCGTGGCCGCCGGCAATGGCGAAAGGCGTTCAGATCTGCCATTGCGAAGCGCTGCTGGAGCGGTTCCGCGTTCAGACCGGCGTCGTCTATAACGACGTCCTCGTCTTCACTTATCTGCAGTCATGGGATGGCAAGCCGGGCGGCGGCGCCCGATATTGGATGGCGAAAGGCGTCGGGCCGATTGCCGTGCAATGGCTGGCGCAGGATCCGACAAATCCTTATACGCGGCCGATCATTGAAACAGCCCGCATGGATGCGGTAGTATCGACAGTTGGAGAATTGATATCATGACGATGATGGAAGCTTTGTTCGACAGCGCGCTGTATCTGGCGTTCTACATTGGCGGCGTCATGACAGCCGTCATCGCGTCATGGATCGACGATCTTGCGGAAAGAAGGAAGGGAGAGAGTTATGGAGATTGAGCCTGACAAGGTCGAGCCGAACAAGCGCAAGGTTCTGGAGTTCAAGCCGCGCGCCGACATGACGATGGGCGAGTTCGCTCAGATTCTGACCGCGATGACGATTGTGCTCGACGAGCGCTTATCACACCGCCTCGACAAGAAGCTGCTGCGGCACTTCGAAGAGAAGGAAATAGAAGTCGGCCAATGACGCTTACACTTGAAGGCATAGACGTTGACGCGCAGCTGATCGATCTTGATCAGGCAGACTGCGAGGAAAGTCTCGCCGCGTTCGTTAGGATGGCGTGGCATGTGATTGAGCCGGGATCAGAGTATATCCACGGCTGGCACATTGACTTCATCTGTGAGCATCTTGAGGCGATAACTTTTGAGACCGAACTTGAGGATGGCGGTTTCTATAACCGCCTCCTCATTAACGTGCCGCCCGGCACGATGAAGTCGCTTCTCACAAACGTCTTCTGGCCCAGCTGGGAATGGGGGCCACAGAACATGCCGCACTTGCGGTATGTCTGCACGTCGCATTCTCAGAATCTCGCCATCCGCGATTCGACGAAGATGCGGCGCTTAATCCAGAGCGACTGGTATCAGGCGCGCTGGGGCAAGCGCGTCAAGCTGACGGGCGACCAGAACGCCAAGACGAAGTTTGAAAACACCGCGACCGGCTTTCGCGAAGCCGTCGCGTTTGAATCCATGACGGGCGTTCGCGGCGACAGGGTCATCATCGACGATCCGCACAGCGTCGACAGCGCGCAGTCTGACGCGATGCGCCAGAGCACGATTGAAACCTTCCTTGAGGCGGTTCCGTCTCGTCTGAACAATCCTTCGAAATCGGCCATCGTCGTCATCATGCAGCGCTTGCATGAGGAAGATGTTTCCGGCGTCATTTTAGATAAGGGGCTGGGCTATGACCATATTATGCTTCCAATGCGCTACGACCCGATGCGCGCCATGCCGACGCTGTTGGGTAATGAAGACCCCCGCAGCAAGGACGGAGAACTTCTATTCCCCAAGCGCTTCCCTGAAGAAGTGGTTGACCGCGACGAGCGCGTCATGGGGCCGTATGCTACGGCGGGTCAATTCCAGCAGGCGCCAGAGCCCAGAGGCGGCGGTGTCATCAAGCGCGAATGGTGGAAGACATGGGACGGCCCATCCTTCCCGCCCTTCGACTACGTCATAGCTTCGCTGGACTGCGCCTATACAACCAAAACCGAAAACGACCCCAGCGCCATGACGATCTGGGGCGTCTGGTCTGGCGGCGATCAAGTCGCACAGGTCACGCGCGTTCCTAATCGCGAAGGCGACATGATGGCGTCGCTGGAGCGAACCTATACGCAGGAACATCCGCGCTGCATGCTGATGCATGCATGGCAGGATCGACTGGAGTTGCACGATCTCGTCGAAAAGGTTCGAGAGACAATGCAGCGCTATGGCTGCGAGAAGATCCTGATTGAGAATAAAGCCGCGGGGCATAGCGTGGCGCAGGAGTTGCGCCGCGTCTATGGGCACGATGATTTCTACGTCGAACTTGTGGATCCAAAATCTCAGGATAAACTGGCACGACTTTACAGCGTGCAGCATCTGTTTGCGGAAGGGCTGATCTATGCGCCGGATAGATCATGGGCTGACATGGTGATTACACAAGCAGCCCAGTTCCCGCGAGCGAAGCATGACGATCTTGTCGATACGATTAGCATGGCGCTGCGGCATCTGCGACAAATCGGGGTGCTTATCCGTAACGAAGAATGGACTTCGGCCCTCGACGAAAGTAGAATGCATACAGGCTCTGCGTCGGAGCCGCTCTATCCAGTATAGCAAGGAAGACCTGATGATACCCGCGAACGCCGTCGTCGACGTTTTAGATCCGCCGCCGGTGCCGGGAGGTCTGGGCCGCTACCGGGTCGAGGTCTGGGGCAAGGAGCCCTACGACTATGCCCGCGTCTATGAAATAAGCGCCGTCGATGCTAATATGGCCGCAGTGGAAGGGCTCCAACGCTTTTCTGATGAAATCACTGCGCTGATTGAGAACAAGGATTCCTGATATGCCGCTTACGCCGGGCTTGTCTCCTTCTATTCGCCAGCAGGAGCCTGCCGGGCTTGGTGAAGCGGAAGACCTTGTCGTCGAGATCCTTGAGGATGGCGACGACAAGAACGAATACGACGATAAGGGCAATATCCTTCGCATGGTGAACGACGACGGTTCTGTCGTCGTATCCTTGAACGGTGAGCCGGTCGAGCGCGTCAGCGACGCAGAGAAGGCCGCCGATTGGTTTCGCAATCTCGTCGATGAGATCGACACCGCGGAACTTTCAGCCATCTCCAGCGATCTGCTGAAAGGCATTCAGGACGATCTGGACAGCCGTCAGGAATGGATCGAAGACCGGGCGCAGGGCATCAAGCTTCTGGGCCTCAAGGTCGAGATTCCGCAGCTGCAGGGCGCCACAGACGGCGCTCCCGTCGAAGGCATGTCGAAGGTTCGCCATCCGCTCATGCTGGAGGCGGTTCTCCGCTTTCAGGCGAACGCCCGTTCAGAGTTGCTCCCGACTGATGGGCCGGTGAAGGTTCGCATCGATTCGGTCGATTCCAGCGAGCAGCAGGATCTTCTGGCCGACGCCCTTGAGAAGGATCTGAACCATTATCTCACCGCCACCGCCAAGGAATATTATCCTGATACTGACCGGATGCTGTTTATGCTGGGTTTCGGCGGGACAGCGTTCAAGAAAGTTTACTTCTGTCCCTTACGCGGTCGCCCGGTCAGCGAAACGGTGGATGCGGACGACCTCATCGTCAATAACGCCGCCACGACGCTAACGGACGCCAAGCGCGTTACGCATCGCGTTTATATGCGACCGTCGACGGTGAAGCGTCTGCAGATCCTTGGCGTCTATCGCGACATCAGCCTTACGACGCCGGATCAAGAAAGCCTTGATGCTGTGCAGCGTGAGAAGATGTCGCAGCAGGGCATTGCGATGGAATCGCGCAACGCCGAAGATCGTGATCGTGAGATCTATGAATGCTATTGCGAACTTGATATCCCCGGATTCGAACATCGTCACAAAGGAAAGATAACGGGCCTAGAAATCCCGTATCGGGTTACGATTGATGTTTCGTCACGAGAAGTCCTGTCAATCGTGAGGAACTACGATGAGCCCACTGGAGACGAAGGAAACGAGTTGCCAGAAACTCGAACGAATTTTGTCAAATTTACTTTTGTTCCCGGTATGGGTTTTTACGATATCGGTTTACTTCATATTCTGGGTAATACCACGAATGCGGTGACGGCTGCTTGGCGTGAAATGCTTGACGCCGGCATGTATGCGAACTTTCCCGGCTTCCTCATGGCCGACACGGGCGCCCGCCAGAACACAAACATCTTCCGCGTGCCTCCGGGCGGCGGTGCGCTTGTGAAGACGGGCGGCGTTCCGATTAATCAGGCCATCATGCCGCTGCCATATAAAGAGCCCGGCGCTCCGATGATGCAGCTTGTGCAGAACGTCGTCGAGACGGGCCAGCGCGTTGGCGGCACGGCTGAACTTGCTGTTGGCGAAGGCCGCGCTGATGCGCCTGTTGGCACGACGCTGGCGCTGATTGATCAGGCCACGAAGATCATGAACAGCGTGCATAAGCGCCTTCATGCCGCTCAGGCCGAAGAGTTCCAGCTTCTGGTGCGCTGCTTCCGCGAGCATCCCGAAAGCTTCTACATGAAGTGCCGGCGCCCGTCGCTTGCATGGGATGAAGCGACGTTCATTGCTGCGCTTGATGACTGCGAACTGATCCCGCAGGCGGATCCCAATACGGCCAGCCATACGCAGCGCATCATGAAGGTGATGGCGCTGAAGCAGCTGCAGCAGGGCAACCCGTCGATGTATAATGCGCAGGCGATTGATCTTGCCGCCATGAAGGCGATGGGCTGGAGCAATCCTGAGCAGTTCTTGGCGCCGCCTGAGCAGCAGAACCAAATGCCGCCTGAGATGATCAAGGCGATGGAAGAACTGAAGATCCTGCAGAAGGAAGCCGACGCCAAGGAAGCTGTCGCTCAGGCGTCTATCGCTGACTCGCAGTCTGAAGCGCAGGCTCGCATGATTGATGCGCAGACGCGCCGCATGCTGGCGGAAGCCAAGGTCGAAGAGACGCAGCTGAAGGCGAAGGGCCAGCAGGATCCTGCGAAAGAAATAGAAGCGCAGGCCAAAATGATGGACGCGCAAAACCGTCGTGATAAACTAAATCTTGAAGCGCAGCAGTTGGGCGTCGAGTCGGATCACAAAGAAGCCGACCGCCTGATTGATTCGCATCATCGGAATGAAGATCGCCGTAGCCGCGAAGATCAGTTCCTTGCCAACCTTCTACGCGACATGAACAAGGGCGCCCCGAATGTCTAGGATCATTGACCGCGCTCTCGACATCATTGGCGATCATCTCAAGACGCAGACCTCCGAACTCCCGCCGACGCTGGAAGTAAAGCCCGGCATGGCGAAGGGCGGCCGTCTTTTGGAGGACGATTATCCAACGCACTATATGCCGCATGTCGGCCGGCAAGTGATGGCGGATGGCGGCGAGCCGGATGCTGTAAGCCAAGCTCTGTCGACGGCAAGCGAAGTGCAGGGCGACGCGCCTATCCCGGCGCCGACGCCGCGCATTCCCGCGCCGGGCGCAGAGGGTAGCGTTGGGCTGCAGCCGAAGCGCACGCTTGGTTCGATGTTCCAGAACGTCCCGGAAGATGCGCCTTGGAAAGATCGTTCAGGTGAAGAGGCGAAGCTTCCGCGCGTTCAAGCTTTGGTCGATTCGTTCAACAGCGCCATCCAAAGGCATACAAGCCTCCCGTATAATGAGCGCGTGGCGAGCACCAAGGATGCGATCTCTAAGCTTGCTCCGTATATTGGCATGCGAAAAGACGGCAAGCCTGTTCCGCTATTTGGCAAGAACGCCAAGCTTATGAAGTCGGAGACGGGTTATGGCGACGAGCAGCCGATAGAAGTAGACGGCATGGGCGTTGAGACGACCGGCCTTGCGCTGGCGCCTGCGTTCAAGATGGGCAACTTTCAGACCTGCCCGAACCATGCGTCCTGCAAAGACGAATGTCTTGGCAAGACGTCTGGCAATTACTTCAAGCTGGGCGGCGGCCAAGATCTGTCTGACTTTCAGGGGCCGCGTCTAAATAGTCTGAACAAGACGATTGCGATGCTTCAGGAGCCGGAGGCTTTTGCTATCCGCCTGCATGACGAGATCATGAGCGCCAAGCGCGAAGCCGAATACAATGGCAATAAGCTTGGCGTTCGCTTGAACGTGCTGTCAGACCTTAGCCCGAAGATCCTTGAGCCTATTATCAAGGCTCACCCTGAAGTGCAATTCTACGACTACACGAAGATGGGCTACGATCCTGTCGCGCCTAATCACCATTACACCTATTCTTCCACGGGTGTTTCTGACGATGAAGTTCAGAACCCATACAGCAATTGGAAGAAAATGCGCGAGCGCCTTGATAAGGGCGACAATGTCGCGATGGCGTTTTCTGATAAAGACCATCTGCCGGAAGAGTTCCACGACCAAGAGACGGGCAAGGTTTACAGGGTCATCAATGGTGACACGCACGATTATCGTCCTCTCGACAAAGTCGAGGACGGTCAGGATGGCGTCATTGTTGGCCTAAAGAACAAGAAGGGCTTTGGCACCGTTGAGGGCGCTCATAGAGAGTCGAAAGGCTTCTTTGTGAAATATGATCCGCAGCTGAAGCGCGACGAGAAGGGCAAGCTTATCCGCGGTGAAAGCCCCGGATTGAACAAAGCCGGCAAGCCGCTTCTTGGCGAAACAATCCCGACGAACAAGCGCGTATCAATTAAACCGCAATAATGGAGATTATCATGTCAGACCCGCGCAAATTAGAGAAATCCGCCTTCTACAACCAGTTTCCCGGTTTGGATAAGCATCACGACTCGTCGAACTATTCGCGCAAAGAATGGTATGAATGGGATGAACTGCCGGGCGAACCTGCGTTCGCCACTGGCGGCTCTGTTGATCATGAGCAAGAGCCTGAAAAGGTAAAGCTGTCCGACCATTTCAAGTAAGAGGTTTATGATGCCCGTCGATACGCATGACGACATAGTGCCCGCGACGGGCGTCGAGCCGGCAACTGGCGTTGAAACGCACCACGATGTGAAAATGGCGCATGGCGTCGAGAGAGCCGATGAGCGTCATGAGCGCGCTTACGGCGGCTCAATCCCCGGCCCGTCGTTGGATAAGGAAGAACCTGAGCAGTTCGGGCGCCGTCTGATTGAATGGGCTTTTGCCGCAGCGCCGATTGTATCGCGCAGCAATACGCCTAGTTTCGCCGGGCAGTGGAAGTATCCCAACATCCATATGCGCAAGGAAGGCGGCCGCGTCGATTATCCGCTTGCGATGACAGAAGACGCGAAAGCCGCCAAGATTAAGAAAATGAAGCCGGAGAAGTTTCTTGACGAAGCGCGGCCTCTCAAGATCGGAAAAGGTGATCGTCAGGTTATTGATAATTTCAAACGTGATATTGTATCTGGCGATCCTCTTGGCCCGCTTAAACTTTATCGTGATGGAACAGAAGATGGTCGTCATCGTGCAACGGCGGCTGAAGAACTTGGCGTCTCGTCGGTTCCGGTAATCGATCATCGCCCCGGCAAATATTACGGCGGCGGCATGGGCGGCAACTTCAAGGGCTTCACGCCGGGCTTCAAAGGCTCGCGGTCGCGATTTACGTCGAGCCCCGTGCCGCAGGGCCAGAACGAGATCAATACGCAAGAGCAGCAGAACGACGTCTATGCGAAGGCGCAGCCGACGTCGACTGGTCTTCTACGGCCGCCGGTTCTCCCGGCTGCACAGCAGGGATCTATCCCGCGCTTGCCGAATTATGTGCAAGGCTTTGGCGGAGGCTATCCGTCGCCTTCGCCGCAGCAGCCGATGCCGACGGGCCAGTCTTCGAACTATCCGACTGGCGGCTTCTATGACGTCTGGGGGCCGATGTTTGGCATGGGCCTTGGGTCGTTCTTTGGCGGTCTTGGCGGCTTTGGTGGCGGATTCGGCGGCATGGGATATGCTGAAGGCGGCGCCGTCGACGACGAACAGCGCGAAACGACGCCGATGGGTTTTTACAGCGCCGCTTCTGAGG